CCAAGGTTTGCGGTGATGCCGAGGTTTGGGGCAATGCCAAGGTTTGCGGTGATGCCGAGGTTTGGGGCAATGCCAAGGTTTGCGGTGATGCCGAGGTTTGGGGCAATGCCGAGGTTTGGGGCAATGCCGAGGTTTGGGGCAATGCCAAGGTTTGCGGTGATGCAAGTGTCTTTTCGACAGAACACATCTTCTGTGTGACACCTATCGGTGAATATGCAAATTCTTTGACACTGTTCAGAACAAAACATCTTGAAGTCAAGATTTCCTTTAAATACGAACTTTACAGCGTTGAAGAATTCAAGAAGGTTATTGATGAATGGGATGACACCAAGAACAGAGAAGTTGCCCTTGCAGTTCTTGAAATCGGTCAGAAACACATTGACCTGACCCCTGCTGTTGATGAATATGAACCCTGTCCTTTCTGTGGTGGTGAAGCAGAATACAATGCTGATTCTGATGTTGTTGTCTGCACCAAGTGTTGTGCATCTGCTGACAAGAAAATTTGGAACAGCAGGGCTGATGACTGATGGCGGTTCAGTTATATCCGCATCAAGTCAAAGCACTTCAGGAAACAGAGCAGTTCAACAAGGTTGGTTATTTCTTGGATATGGGTCTTGGAAAAACTTTTGTTGGTTCGGAAAAGGCAAAGGAATTAAAAAAACCATTGCTACTTGTTTGCCAAAAATCAAAAATAGAAGATTGGGTGACGCATCTTGTTGATATATGTGGTTTTGATGCTTATGACCTGACGGATAAAAAAGAACTTGATTATTTCTTGCAGGTTATGAACGGGGACAAGGAAGTTGCATCTATGACATCCGGAATTATCAATTATGAATTGTCATTCCGTAGACCTGACCTTCTGAAGCTGAAAGACTTCACCTTGATGTTGGATGAATCTTCACTGATAACCAATCCATCAGCAAAAAGAACCAAGTTCATTGACAAATTGAATCCTTCTAATGTGATTCTTCTTTCCGGAACACCCACAGGTGGCAAGTATGAAAAATTGTGGTCACAGCTTCACTTGCTTGGATGGAACATCAGCAAAGATTTGTTTTACAAGCAATATGTGGTTGAAGAATGGATTGAAGATGGTGACAGCGGTTTCAAGATGCGTGTCATTGTAGGTTACAAGAATGTTGACCGCCTGAAAGCAAAATTGAAACAGTATGGTTGCATTTTTATGAAAACCGAAGAAGTGTTTGACCTTCCGGAACAGATTGTCATTCCTGTAATGGTTACAAACACCAAAGAATTCCGCTACTTTATGCGGAACAGTGTGGTGACCATAGAGGACAAAAAACTGATTGGTGATACAAGACTGACAAAAAGGATGTATGCAAGGCAACTTTGCGGTCAGTATTCTAAAGCAAAGTTGACCGCATTTCAGAACCTTGTGGAATCTACTGATGACCGCTTGATTGTGTTCTATAACTTCAATGAAGAATTGGCACGAATGAAGGCAATTGTTGAGGATTTGGAAAAACCAATTTCAATTGTAAATGGGTCTGTAAAGGATTTGTCTGCATACGAAAACCAAAGTAATTCAGTGACCTTTGTTCAATATCAAGCCGGGGCAAAAGGGCTGAATCTTCAGAAGGCAAACAAAATCATCTATTTTACACTTCCGCAAAATCCTGAAGATTTTGAGCAGTCCAAGAAAAGAATTCACAGAATTGGTCAGAAAAACAACTGCTTCTATTACTATCTGATGGTCAGAAACAGTGTGGAAGAAGATATTTTGGAAACTTTGAAAATGCGAAAGGAATATGATGATGAACTATTCAAAAAATATGAAGAAGCGTTTTAACAAATTACTGTTACCGGGTTTATTGACGGTTATCATTGGAATTTTGGTCATAGTCAGTTGCAGTGCAGTTGATGAACCACTTCCGGAAACGGTTGCTGAAGGTGCATCTGTTGATATAACTGAACATATAAAGCAGACAACCGCATCAACTGCTATTTCAACGGAACCGGTCACTGAAATAGTCAGCCTTGGCGAATATAAGTTGACTGCATATTGTGGTTGTTCCAAATGCTGTGGAAAGTGGGGTGAAAACAGACCCTTTGATGAAAACGGCAAACCTATTGTTTACACTGCAAATCAGAGTATAGCAGAAGAAGGTGTGACTATTGCTGCTGACATCAATGTTCTTCCCTATGGAACAGCGGTCATCATAGATGGTCATAAGTACATAGTTCAGGACAAGGGCGGTTCGATTACCGAAAATAAAATTGATATATACTTTGAATCCCACCAAGCAGCGTTGGAATTTGGGGTTCAGTATAAAGAAGTGTTTATTGAAAGAGAGGTTAAAAACAATGATTAAATGTGAAAACACTTGTCCCCTTGGGAAATTTAATGGGTGCTGTTATAGTTGCCCTGAATTTGGAAAGTGCAAGGATTCTTGTTCTGAAGATTTTAAAAAATGCGGTTGCTCCACAGTTGATGAAGAAACCGCACTTGAAACATTCAAAAGTCAGCAGCTTGCAGTCCTTCAGCAGATTGCATCTTTGGTTACCACAAAAAAGCAGATTGAAGCACAGGAAAAGGAACTGAAAGACAAACTGAAAGAAGCAATGGAGCAGTACGGTGTGAAGAAATTTGAATCTGATATTCTGAATATCACCTATGTTGCAGAAACCACATCCACTCAAGTTGATAGTGCAAAGTTGAAGAAACTGCATCCGGATATTGCAACAGAGTGTTCAAAGACTTCCAAAAAATCTGCTTACATTAAAGTTGAAGTGAAAGGCGGTAAAAAGTAATGACAGAAACAGTCTTGGTTGTATTGATTATCTGTGTGACTTTGGTTGCTATTTCAATCATAGGTAGAAAGAAGTGATTTGATGGCAAAGTGGAAACCTATTTTGAATCATCCAAATTATGAGGTCAATAGGATGGGGCAAATACGAAACAAGAGAACAGGAAAAGTCTTGAAACCCTATGATGACGGGAATGGATATTTAAGGGTGAAAATTGATGGAAAGTGTGAAAGGGTTCACATTTTAGTTGCAACTGCTTTTATCCCAAATCCCGAAAACAAACCCGTGGTCAATCACAAGAAAGGTAAAAAGCACGATTGCAGAGCATCACAACTTGAATGGGTCACACAATCCGAAAACATCAAGCACGCTTGGGATTTTGGTCTATTTCAATCAAGGGGGGGGTAAAACAGAATGGCAGCGGAAAAGAACTTTGAAAACAGGGTCAAAAAATGGCTTGAATCCATTGGTGTCTATCCCCTTGGTACTGCTGATGACAAGATGAATGTTCTACCTTGTGGTTATTGGGAAAAAAGGTGGGGCGGTGGGTACAGCAAGAAGGGGTTGCCTGATATGCACATTGTGGTTAATGGTTTCAATATTGATGCTGAATTGAAGGCATCTGATGGCAGACCGTCAGAACTTCAGAAACACAATGTTGCACAAATTAACAAGTCAGGTTCAATTGCAATGGTTCTATATCCGGAAGGATTTGAACAATTCAAACTTATTGTGAAAGGGGTGAAAGAATGCAATGGTCACATAGCAGAACTGAATGCTTTGAAAAATGCCAATTCAAGTTCAAAATGCAATATCTTGACGGTATAGGAACAAATGACCCTATCAATTCAGATAATGCACTTGTTCTTGGAACGGCACTTCACACAGGAATTGAAAAAGATGTGAAAACGGCAATTGAACAGTATTATATGTCATTTCCCATCATTGACGATTCCCACATCAGCGAAGCAATTAAGTTGGAATATTTGATTCCAAAAGCAAAAGCGGTCTTGCCTTCAGGGGAATATGAAGTTGAAATCAATGATGACGATTTTCACGGATTTATTGACCTGCTTGCACCGGCAAGGGTGTTTGAAAGGGGTGTTGAATTACCTGACACCTATGACATTTATGATTTTAAGTATTCAAATAATCAAAATCATTACAAGGATTCAAGGCAACTGCACCTATACAAGTATTTCTTTGAGAAGAACAACCCCGGCAAGAGAATCCGCAACCTTTATTTCCTGTTTGTTCCAAAGGTGAACATCAAACAGAAAAAGACAGAGGACTTACAACAGTTCAGACAGCGAATCAAAGACGAACTGAAGGAAGCTGAAGTCAAGACAGTTCAAATTGAATTTGACTATACAAAGGTGATTGATTTCCTTTTGTTGGTCAAGTCCATAAACGAAACAGCAGAATTTCCACAGAACAAGGGTTGGTTCTGTCGGTACTGCGAATTTGAAGAATATTGTATGAAAGGATGGAACTATTTTATGAAGTTACCAAGTACAGAAAGAAGAAACATTGAAAAAGTTGACAAAAGGGTTATGTGGATTTATGGTGTTCCCTTCTGCGGAAAGACCACCTTTGCGAACGCTTTTCCCGACCCCCTTATGCTGAATACGGATGGCAACATCAAGTTTGTTGATGCCCCCTATATTCGTATCAAGGATGAAATCAAGGTTGAAGGCAGAATGACCAAGAAAACCTTGGCTTGGCAGGTGTTCAAGGATGTCATTGATGAACTTGAAAAGAAAGAAAACAGTTTCAAGACTATCATTGTTGACCTTGTGGAAGATATGTATGAATATTGCCGTCTGTTTATGTATGACCAAATGGGAATCAAACACGAATCTGACGATTCCTTCAAGGCTTGGGATATGGTCAGGGGGGAATTCCTGAATACACTGAAAAGATTGATGGCTTTGGATTATGAAAATATCATTCTGATTTCACACGAAGATACAAGCAAGGACATCACCAAGAAGGGCGGTGACAAAATTACTGCTATTAAACCGAATATGCAGGACAAGGTTGCATTGAAGGTTGCCGGTATGGTTGACATTGTTGCAAGAATTGTTGCTGATGGTGATGTCAGAACATTCAACTTCAAGTCCAATGAAGTCATTTTTGGTGGCGGTCGTTTGAAAACAGATGCAAAAGATATTCCGCTTGATGTAAATGCCTTGTTTGCTGTTTACGATGAAGCGAATAGAAACGCTGTCAGAAAGGCACATAGTAACGCACAGAGAGTCGAAAGCACAAAGGCGGTAAATGATACTACCAATAAAGAAACACCGTCAGAAACGGCAACAGAGGGCAGAAAGAGCCGAAGAAGAAAGGCTGCTAATGAATCTGTAACTAAAAACAGCGGTGAAGAAACAGTCCCGGAACCTACTGATGAAGATGCACCGCCTTTTGATACCGATGACACAGAAGTAGCGGAAACACCTTCCACTGAACAGTCTGAAGTTGACAACACACCTGAACCTGCTGAAAAGCCGGTCAGAACACGCAAAAGAAGAGCATCCACAACTACTGAAAACAATTAAAATTTGAAAGGTTAAAATGGTGAATTAAAATGGCAGAAATGAATATTTGGGATAAGTTTGACAATGCAATTGACACAAAGGGTCTTGCAGAAGATGTAAAGGATGCACAGGAAAATGGTGCAACTTACAGAGATGTTCCACACGGTGATTATGAAGTCAAGATTGATAAACTTGAACTGACCTCATCCAAAGCCGGTGACCCTATGGTTTCAGTTTGGTTCAAAATCCTGACCGGTGACTTCAAGGGCAGTCGAATCTTTATGAATCAGGTCATCACGCAAGGATTCCAAATCCACATTGTCAATGAGTTCTTGCGTTCTCTTGATACAGACATTGACATTGAATTTGTTGCATACAGACAGTATGGCAACTTGCTAATGGATGTGATGGAAGCGATTGATGGAAACCTTGAATATGGTCTTTCTTACAAGGAAGGTAAAAAGGGATTCAGCACCTATGAAATCACAGATGTGTTTGAAGTTGAATGATTGAGGTGTAACAAAGGGGGATGGTCACCCCATCCCCCTTCAATTTTAAGAAAGGATGGTGAATGTTATGGTCTTTTATGACTTTGAGGTTTTCCAATATGATTGGTTAGTTGTCATCAATGATGTGACCAATAAGAAGGAAATAGTCATTATAAATGATGAAAAGCAGCTTCAACAGTTCTATGATGCACATATCAATGATATTTGGGTTGGCTTCAATTCAAGGCATTATGACCAATACATTTTGAAAGGCATCCTTTGCGGATTTGACCCAAAGAAAATCAATGACTTCATTATTGTGAAAGGTAACCCCGGATGGAAGTTCAGCAGTATGTTAAGGGACATCCCCTTGATTAACTATGATGTGATGCTTGGAACTGACAGGGGTTTGAAATCCTTTGAAGGGTTTATGGGTAACAATATCAAAGAAACATCTGTTCCGTTCGATATAGACCGCAAATTGACGGATGCGGAAATTGCCGATACAGTGAAGTATTGCAGACACGATGTTCAACAAACAATTGAAGTTTTCATCAAACGCATTGATGAATTTAACACAATGATGTTCTTTATCAAGCACTTCAAACTTCCATTGATGGCATTATCCAAGACCAAAGCACAACTTGCTGCGGAAATCCTCGGTGGAAATCGAAAAGGTCAAAATTTTGATGATGAATTTCAATTCCCGGTTCTTGATTGCATTCAATTGAAAAAATACCGCTTTGTTGCTGATTGGTACTCGAACCCTGACAATCACGATTATGAAAAGTCACAAGAAAAAATAATGGTTGCAGGGGTTGAACACACCTTTTCTTGGGGCGGTGGTCACGGTGCAAAACCGCAATATCACGCAAAGGGTGATTTCCTGATAATTGATGTCACTGCTTATTATCCGAGTATGCAAGAAAAGTTCAAGTTTGGATATAGGGTAATGGATAACCCTGAAAACTTTGAATTTATTCACAATTCAAACATTGAGTTCAAAAGGAAAGGCGATAAAAAAGCAAGACTTCCATTCAAAATAATGGATAATGCAATCAGCGGTCAAATGAAACAGAAACAATCTGCATTATATGACCCTATGAGCAACAACAGCATTTGCATAAATGGTCAGTTGTTATTGCTTGACCTGATTGAACATATTGAACCATACTGCGAACTTGTTCAAAACAATACTGATGGTATCATCATCAGATTAAGGGATTATGAAAGAGATTTTGACATCATTGACCGCATTGTTGCTGATTGGGAACACAGAACCGGAATGAAGATGGACTTTGACACTTTCTTTGGTGAGATATTTCAAAAGGATGTCAACAACTATATGATAATTGACCGGGAAACCGGTGCAATGAAGGTCAAAGGTGCATATATCAAGAAACTTTCTGATTTGGACTATGACTTGCCGATTCTGAACAAGGCATTAGTCAATTATATGGTTGACGGTATTCCGGTAGAAGTCACAGTCAACAATTGTGATGATTTGAAAGAATTTCAGTTAGTTTCCAAGATTTCAAACAAATACAGTCACATTCTGTATGGTGAAACACCGCTGAAAGAAAAGTGCATCAGGGTCTTTGCATCAAAGAACCTAAAGGATGCAGGTGTGAAAAAAGTCAGCATCAGAACAGGCAGACCGGCAAAGTTGCCGAACAGTCCTGAACATTGTTTCATTTGGAATGATGAAGTGAACGGTGTCAAGGTTCCGGACAAACTTGATAAGCAGTGGTATATAGATTTTGCCCTGCGAAGATTAAAAGATTTTGGGGTGGTGTGATATGGCAAAAAATTATAAACCGGATGAAAACGAAAATACAAAGTGTATTGAATGTGGTCAAGTCATTCACCCCTCTGATTCTTACCATTGGGTGAAGCAAAAAGGAACACCGGCAAGGGTGATTTTCATTCATAAAGACTACTATGAAAAACTTTTGCCACACACACAAATGAAAGGAAGTGATGAATGATGTTTTACAGGGGTTACATTATGACCAAGGATAAAAAATCCATAGAAAAATTCAAAGGTGTAGCAACCTTGAAAACCCTTGAACAAGTTCAGTCACTACCTGAATTTGCAGGTGTAATGGCAGAAGATTCAATCTTGGTTGATATTGATGATATGGAACAGTCAAATCTTCTGTTGGATATTTGCGATAAAGAAGGCATCAGATGCAAGGTTCTTCAGAGCAGGTCAGGAATGCACTTCCTTTTCAAAAACACGAAAATCAAGAACTGCCCAAACAGAACCAAACTTGCCTGCGGTCTTACCGCTGACATCAAAGCCGGGTTCAAAAGTTCCTATGAGGTTTTGAAAATTGATGGCAAGGAAAGAACTGTTCTGTATGACATCCTTGAAGGTGAAGAATATCAAGACATTCCAAAGTGGTTATTCCCAATTAAGTGTACTACTGAATTTCTTGATATGGATGCCGGTTCCGGAAGAAATCAGGCATTGTTCAACTACATTCTAACCCTTCAAAGCAATGATTTCAGTGTAGAAGAAGCAAGGGAAACCATCAGAATCATCAATCAATACATACTGAAAGAACCACTGTCAAACAGTGAACTTGAAGTGATTCTGCGTGATGATGCCTTCAAAAAGCCTGTTTTCTTTAAGGGTAGCAATTTTCTTTTTGATAAGTTTGCAACCTACATAAAGAATAACAATCACATCATCAGAATCAATGGTCAGTTGCACTTGTTCAAGGATGGGGTCTATGTTCCCGGACAGGAAGAAATTGAAGCTGTAATGATAAAGCACATCAGCAGTCTTTCCAATGCAAAGCGGTCTGAAGTGCTGAAATATCTGAATTTGCTTTTGCTTGAAAATACTGAAATGGCTGCACCCAATATGATTGCCTTCAGAAATGGCATTTATGACTTGGAAACTGATAGTCTGAAACCGTTTTCACCGGATATTGTAATCACAAACCGCATTCCTTGGGACTACAATCCAACAGCCTATTCAGAACTTGCAGACAAGACCCTTGACAAAATTGCCTGTCACGATGCTGAAATCAGAACTATTCTTGAAGAATGTATTGGTTCTTGCTTCTATCGGTCAAACACTTTGGGTGGTGGTAAAGCGTTCATTCTGACAGGTGAAGGTTCAAACGGAAAGTCCACCTTTATTGCTATGATTCAACATCTTTTGAATGAAGAAAACATCACTGCACTTGACCTGAAGGAACTTGACCAAAAGTTTCAGAATGCTGCCTTGTTCGGAAAATTGGCAAACCTTGGTGATGATATTTCTGATGAATTTATTGTCAATGCTTCATTCTTCAAAAAGTTAGTTACCGGGGAAAGGGTTCAGGTTCAGAACAAAGGTGAAAAACCTTTTGAATTTAACAATTATGCAAAATTTCTGTTTTCCGCAAACAACATTCCGAGAATCAAAGACAAAACAGGTGCAGTTCTGCGAAGGCTTTTGATTGTCCCCTTTGATGCAGAGTTTTCTAAGAATGACCCTGACTATGATTCAAGTATTAAATACAAATTGCAAGAACCTGAAGTGATGGAATATTTGATTGTTCTTGGTATCAAGGCACTGAAGAACATCATTGAAAAGCAAGGGTTCACAGAATCAGCAAGGGTTCAGGGACAGTTGAAGGAATACGAAGAAACAAACAATCCTATTATTGGATTCTTTGATGAAATGCAGATTGAAGAATTTCAGATTGAAAATGAACAGTCTGACAAGGTATATAAACGATACAAAGAATACTGCCTTGCAAACAATTTCAATCCTATGTCAAAAGCAGAGTTTTCAAAGCAACTTTGCAGAAAACTTGGGATGACTACCAAAACCAAGAAGATTGGTGGCAAGGTTTACAGAATTTATATCAAACAATGAAAGGACAGATGAAAATGAATGCTGTTGAAAAAGATGTGAATGAACTTGTGTTCAAAGAATTGAACAGTGCAAACACCAAATTTCCCCTTTTCCCTTCTGCACATCACGGTTATGCAGTGATTAAAGAAGAAATTGAAGAAGTGATGGATGGTATGAATCTTTTGCTTGAAGTTTTTGCCAATGCTTGGGCAGGTATCAAGAAAGATGAACCGGTGTTTGAGCAGATGAAGTTTATCAGAGAGGTTGCAAAGAATGTTGCAATTGAATCCATTCAGGTGGCTGCAATGTGTGACAAATATGATATGTCACTTCAGGAAGGTGCAGGAAACGCATCACAATATGCCGACAATGACACCTTGAAACCTGCTACATAAGGCGGTGATTCTGATGCAGGGTGATAAAAATAATCCGTTTTATAATAGTGAAGGTTATCCAAATGCAACCGCATTTGGGGTTATTCAGGAAGAAAACGAATTGGAAAAGAAAACAGGGTTTTTGATAAAGGTTCTGAAATTCATCATCAATGAAAGTGGTTATGAGCTTCTGAACAGAATTGAAATAAAGGATAAAAAGTCAGGAAGGGTGTTCAGATGAAAGTTACTAAATGCAAAGGTGAAGGTCAAGGGTCTTGCAAGAAGTGTTCTGATGAAGGTAGATGGAACAGAACTTGGATGTGCTTCTTGTATGAAATAGAAGGTCTTAAAGGTTGTTACTGTTCAGATTGTGTCAAGAAAATTGTTCAGGGCAATTCAGAAACACTTGAAAAGGTGGGTTCAGATGATTGAATTTGATGTCATATACAATCAAGATTGTTTATCAGGTATGAAATCACTTCCGGACAAATGTATTGACTTGATTATTACTGACCCACCTTATGGAAAGAAAGCCGATAAAGGAACAAATGGTTTTGGTGTATCTAAAAACAGAAGATATACAGGAAATTGGGATTCCAAAATCCCCGAAAAAGAAGTGTTTGATGAAATGTTCCGCATTTCAAAGAATATCATCATCTTTGGTGCAAATTATTTTGCCCATCAACTTCCACCTTCTGTTTGTTGGTTGTTTTGGGACAAGAAAGGTGATATTGCTTTTCAAAATCCATTTGCGGATGGTGAATTGATTTATACCACTTTCAAAAAACCTATCAAAAGGATTGTGTTCAAACAGCAGGGATTCATCACCGATTCCAAAGATGTTAGACAGCACCCAACACAAAAGCCATCAGAACTTGTGCAGATACTCATTGAACAATATTCCAATGAGGGTGATATAATCCTTGACCCCTTTCTTGGTAGCGGTACAACAGCGGTTGCATCCGTCAGAACAAACCGTCATTACATAGGTTATGAAATTGATGACCACTATTTTGATGTGTGTTGTGACCGCTTGGATGAAGCAGAGAGAGAGAGAGAGAGAGAGAAAGCAGAGCAATCATCTTAATTCTGTTCAGAAAGGTTGTGATGGCAAATGATGAAATGGTTGAAGCAGTTATTTTGCAAGCATAAGAATGTTGTTTGGTGCAGAAAAGTTGAACCGTTCTGTTGCATTAGCGGTGAAAGATATTATCTTGTGTGTCAGAAATGCGGAAAGGTGACGGATGAAACATTTCATAAATTCAAATAAACAGAGGTTTTCAAAAATGAAAGCACAATACATTTTTCCGGTCATCTTGATATTGCTTGACATAGGTGCAGGAATTGTCTATGCAACACAGGGTGACTTTAAGAAAACAATTTATTGGGTAGCTGCTGCGGTTCTGAATGCAGCGGTGACATTTTAGAAAGGGGTGTTGAAGATGGAAAACTTTCTGACACAGGAACAGATTGATGTACTTGCTGAAACAATTCAAATTTTGGCAGATGTAATTGCTGAAGTGGTTCACCGTCTTGCAGGTGTAATTGCTGAAATTGTGAAAAGATTTGTTCAGGCTTGGGATGATTTAATTCTGAACAGTGGAACCGGGAAAATCAAGCATCTTGCACTTCACGCAAAGAAAAAGCGAACTCGGAAGAAGAATTTTCACCGCTTACAAAAACAATTTATGGGGTTATTGTCAGGGTAACAGTAAAGGTAACACTTAACTGTTTTTATGTGTTACCCTGAAAAACAGCATAAAATCAAGGGTTGCGGTGGTTAAGGTAACAGGTAACACTTAATTCTTTATTTCTCTGAATATCAAAAAATTAATGGGTACGATAATTCATACACCCCTAAAAATAAAAGAATATAGAAAACAAGTGTTACCTGTTACCTGTTACCTGTTACCCTAAATTTATTATGAAAGGATGATTAAAATGACCACAAAACAGTATTTAAGACAGGCATACAGACTAAACGAATTGATTGACAGTAACCTGAAGGAACTTGACCAATTGCGTGACCTTGCATCCAGTGTGTCATCATCGAATTTGTCCGGTATGCCCCATTCGCCAAATAGAGATGTTGAGCCATCGTTTGTTAGATGTTTACCAAAAATCATTGACCTTGAAAACAAAATCAATGATGAAATTGATAAATATGTTGATTTGAAGGAAGAAATCAGAAGCAAGATTGAACAGATTCCGGATAAAAATGAAAGACTTATTCTTCAGAATAGATATTTGCTTTTTCATACTTGGGAAGCTATTGCCGAAGAACTTAATTTCACAACTCAATGGGTTCACGAAATACATAAAAGAGCCTTGCAAGATTTTTCTAAAAAATTTAATACCTAACCTTTTATTATAGCACCACTTGATTGTAATTTACAATCAAGTATGTTAAAATGGTATCATACAGAAATGCACATAGATATGTCTATGTGCATTTTCAATTTTATGCAGAAAGGAAGGTAAAATATATGACTGCAAATCAGCAGAAATTTTGTGATGAATATTTAATTGATTGCAACGCAACAAGAGCATATAAAGCAGCTTATCCCCGAATAAAGAATGATGCTGTTGCAAGGGCGAACAGTTCAAGACTGCTAACAAATGCTAACATCAAAGAATATATACAAACAAGGCTTGATGAAATGGCATCGGCAAAGGTCGCAACTGCTGAAGAAGTCATTCAATATCTTACTTCTGTAATGCGTGGGGAATCTGATTCAGAAGTTGTTGTTGTAACCGGTGATGGTGATGGATATTCTTCCACAAAAAAGGTGAAAAAGAACCCCGATGAAAAAGAACGCTTGAAGGCTGCTGAATTGCTTGGAAAAAGATACGGTTTATTTACTGATAAAGTGAATGTTGCCGGAACAACCAAGGTTACAATCGTTGATGATCTTGATGATTAGTAACAAGATAGTAACAAAGCACTGTGAACAGGCTGATTTTATGCAGTTTTGTTTTTATGATGTCATAAAGGCGGTGTTTGTCAATGAATGATGCAGTGTTCAAAATTTCTGATTTTGTCGGTGGTGGATATAACGATTTTTGGAAGTTCAAAGGCAGATACAGAGTTGTTAAAGGCAGCCGAAGAAGCAAAAAATCTAAAACAACCGCATTGTGGTATATAGCAAACCTTTCAAAAGAGAAATACCGGGAAGCAAACCTTCTTGTTGTTCGTAAAACTTACAGAACATTGAAAGACAGTTGTTTTACCGAATTGAAATGGGCGATTAAAAGGTTAGGACTTGAAAACACTTGGATTCCGAAAGAATCACCACTTGAAATTGAAAACATTGAAACAGGGCAGAAAATATATTTCAGGGGTTTAGATGATCCACTGAAAGTAACTTCGATTACAGTTGAAAATGGTTGCCTTTGTTGGATGTGGATTGAAGAAGCCTATGAAATCACTTCGGAAGATGATTTTGATACATTGACGGAATCAATGCTTGGCGATCTGCCGAAAGGATTATTCAAGCAGGTGACATTGACCTTCAACCCTTGGAATGAACATCATTGGTTGAAGAAAAGATTCTTTGACAAGACCGATCCTGATGTACTTGCTTTAACAACAAACTATTTGTGCAATGAATGGTTGGATGATTCCGATAGAAAAATCTTTGAAAAGATAAAAAAAGACAATCCCCGAAGATACAGGGTTGCAGGTCTTGGTAATTGGGGTATTGTTGATGGTCTTGTTTATGAGAATTGGAAAGAAGAAGAATTCAGCCTTCGTGAAATTCAAAATAAATATGATTTGAAATCAGGCTTCGGTCTTGACTTTGGATATACAAACGATCCTTCCGCTGCATTCATCGGCTTTGTTGATGTGGATAATAGAAAAATCTATGTTTGGGATGAAATGTATCAGAAGGGGTTATCAAACAGAAAAATCTTTGACAACCTATCACAGATGGGTTATTCAAAAGACAGGTTCACCGGTGATTCAGCAGAACCAAAAAGTATTGATGAATTAAAGGGTTACGGAATGAGGATCACCGGTGCAACCAAAGGAAAGGACAGCATCAATAACGGCATCCAATGGATTCAAAGTTTTGAAATTGTTATTCATCCCCGGTGCGTAAATTTTCTAACAGAAATCAGTAATTACACTTGGGATAAGGACAAATTTGGAAAGAAACTGAACAAACCCATTGATGACTTCAATCACTTGATGGATGCTATGCGATATGGTCTTGAACGCTATATCAAGGGTAATCGGTGGTTGTATTAGTAACACGGTAGTATCAGAAACCTTTGATTACAGCATAATTCAAAGGTTTCTGCTTTATTACATACTATATTTTATGGAAAGGCGGTGAAAAAGAATGCTAAAATCGGAAGAAATATCAGCCTTGATTCAAGATGATTCAACATCCGAAAGAAAGAAATCTTTTGAAGTAGGTCAAAGGTATTACGAAGGGCAGCACGATATTCTTTCATACAAACTGTATTATTACAATTCTGATGGGAAATTAGTTGAGGACAAAACAAGAAGCAACATCAAGATTTGTCATCCGTTCTTCACTGAATTGGTTGATCAGTGTGTTCAATATATGCTGTCCGGTGATGATGCTTTTGTCAAATCGGATATTCCTGAACTTCAGGATGAATTGGATCAGTATTTTGGTGATGATTTCAAATCTGAATTGTCGGAAACCTTAACTGATGTATGCACCGGTGGGTTCGGCTATATGTATTCCTACAAGAACGCTAATGACAGAACCGCATTCATCTTTGCTGATGCAATGGGGGTTGTGGAAGTCAGAGCGAAGGACACAGATGACCATACACAGTATGTGATTTATTGGTATATTGACCGAATCGACAAGGGCAAGAAACGCATCAAGCGTATTCAGGTATGGGATTCAAAGCAAGTCACATATTTTGTTCAGGTTGATGATGGAAAAATCGAAGTTGACAAGAGTGAACCTTTGAACCCAAGACCACATATTGTCTATGAAAAGGATAACGAAGAAGGTAGATATGGTGATTCGCTTGGTTACATTCCTTTTTTCCGCATTGATAATAACAGAAAGCAAATCAGTCATCTGAAACCTATCAAAGCACTGATTGATGATTATGATTTGATGGCTTGTGGGTTATCGAACAATCTTGTTGACATTTCAGAAGGCTTGTATGTTGTTAAAGGCTTCCAAGGAAATGATTTGGAAGAACTTCAGCAGAATATCAAAACAAAAAAGATGATCGGCACTGAACCTGATGGTGATGTTGACATCAAAACTATTGATATTCCCTATCAGGCAAGACAAGCAAAACTTGACATTGACGAAAAGAATATTTACCGATTCGGTATGGGCTTCAACTCGGCACAGTTGGGTGATGGAAACATTACGAACATCGTAATCAAATCAAGATATGCTTTACTTGATTTGAAATGCAACAAACTTGAAATCAGGTTGAAATCTTTTCTGAAGAAGTTGGTCAAAATTGTTCTTTCAGAAATCAACGATGAATATGAAACTGATTATCAAGTTAGCGATGTATATTTTGAGTTTGAAAGGGAAGTAATGACCAATGCAGCAGATAATGCACAGATTGACAAGACCGAAGCGGAAACCGAACAGGTCAAGTTGAACACTATCTTAAATGCTGCTGCAAGGTTGGATAATGACACGGTTCTTCAGGCTATCTGTGAATTGCTTGATCTCGATTTTGAAGATGTCAAAGCATTGGTCGAACAGAATCCTGTTGTGGATTTGAACACGGCATCGGAAGCCCTTGCAAACAAGCCTGTTGAACCTGATGTTCCACCTGAAGGTGATGAAGGCGGTGCGAATGGATGAATGCAAGACAAAAAGAAGTCCTTGAACAGTCCTTGAAAGACGAACAAGCAGTTCTTGATGCTCTTACAAAGAATTACACATCTGCACTTGCTGACATTCGGAAAAACATCAGGGAATTGCAAGCAAACCCACTAACACAATCGAAAGCATATCAACTTGAATATCAAAAGCAGTTGGAAAAGCAGATTTCAGGTGTTCTTGATAATTTGCAAGGTAAAAATTTTAATTCCATTGCTTCTTATCTTCAAACCTGTTATGAAACAGGCTTTGTGGGTAATATGTATGATATGCAAGGTCAGGGTGTTCCGCTTGTTATTTCGATTGATGAAGGTCAAGTTCTGAAAGCAGTTCAAAAAACCGGTGATGATTTTAGGTTATCAAATAAACTTTCCGGTAATGCAACTGAACTGAAGAAACAGGTCAAATCTGAACTTCAAAGAGGTCTTGCATCACAACTGTCCTATGCTGATATTGCACGGAATATAAGCAACTATGGTCAGGCAGATATGAACAGATCAATGCGAATTGCCCGGACTGAAGGACACAGGGTGCAATCGGAAGCAAGACTTGATTCAATGCAGAAGGCAAAGAAACTTGGTGCTGATGTAGTCAAACAATGGGATTGTACCCTTGACGGAAAGACAAGACCGGAACATTCACAGTTGGATGGTCAAATTCGTGAACTTGATGAAATGTTTGAAACATCCGGTTATTCCGGTTCTGCACCCGGTCAATTCGGTGACCCTTATATGGACTGCAATTGTCGGTGTTGCTTGCTTCAAAGGGCAAGGTGGGCGGTCAAAGGTGAAACATCATATCAGAAGTGGAACAATGAAACAGGTGGGTTCATAGAATGTACCGGATATGAAGATTTCAAACAGAAATATCTGAAAGCATCAGAAAAGTTGAAAACTTCACAAACAAGCGGTATAATATCAATAAGTGACTGCAAGGATTTTGATTCATTATCTGCTTATGTTCAAAAGATTTATGGATTTGATATTGATGATAGTGTAAAGATACTTGATTATGCTACTGTTCAGCAAAGTATGATCGGAATTGAAAAGGTTATCAATGAATTTCCACAAGCAAAACAAACTTTGACCGGTATCGGAACAAGTAAAATTGGTGTTATGTGTGCAGGTTATAATGGAAAAATCAATTTCAACCCTGCATATTATGCTGATGGTAAACCAAGTGTTGCAGCCTGTATGGTTCAAGGTGAGACAACAGGATTTCATCCCAAAAACACAGGTGTTCTTGAAACCGGAAGTCACGAAATGGGACATCTTCTTGAAAGAACTTTGATTGAAAAATCTGTTAATGATGGAAAATACCCCTTTGGTGCTTTTGCTTGGAATGATTCTACTGAATCAAAGGCGATTATTTCACAGGCTTGTAAAACAGTTAAAAAGACACCTGAAGGAAAAGGATTTAGAAATGCACAGTTAAAATCACAAGTATCAGGATATGCAACCAAAAATGACAGTGAATGCCTTGCTGAATGTGTTGCAGATTATGTTGCAAATGGTGATGGTGCATCAATACTTTCAAAGGAAGTTTGGAAAATGCTGAAAGAAAGGTTGGGTTGATAGTGGAAAACTTTGAAGATGTTAAAAAATTCTTTGATTATCTGATTATTGATGATGACGGTTGGAAAGGTATCAGGGATGATGCACCGGAATCAGCCAAAAAGGCTTATGATGAATACATCAAAAAGCAAAATACCCTTGAAAAGAAGGGTTACAAGGTATAAAAAATAAATATTTCTGATTAGAGCATCCGCAAGGGTGCTTTTTTTTTTCATACCCTTCTTCAAAAGTCAGAAGTAAAACAGAGTATTTCAACACAAGACATAACTTGTAAAAATTGTAAATTGAAAGGTTGGTATATAACAATGACATTACAGGAAATTTTGAAGGCAAAGAATTTGTCTGATGAAGATGTTCAATCCATTATTGGTGAAATGAAACAAAACAAAATTTTCACCGCAGGTGAAGAAAATCTTGACATCAGATATGGAAAGCTGAAAACTGACTTTGATAATCTGACCAAGACACACGGTGAATCAACTGCTTTAATTGAGCAGTTGAAAAAGGACAATGCCGGCAACGAAGGACTTCAGACCAAAATCACCGAGTATGAAACAAAGGTCAGTCAGCTTGAAACGGAACTTCAGCAGACAAAGATTGATTCTGCTTTGAAGGTAGCACTTCTTGAAGCAGATGTGACCGATGTTGATTATCTGACTTTCAAAATCAAGGAAAAGGGTGAAGTCAAACTTGGCGATGATGGAAAAATCAAGGGTATTGATGATACTATCGCAGGTCTTAAAACTCAATATCCACAGCATTTTGCATCTGAAACCAAAAAGAAAATTGAGGAACACAAACTGCCTGACGGCGATCCGGACAAGAATCACGGTATCACCAAGGAACAGTTTGACAAAATGGGCTATCAGGACAGGTTGAAGTTCTATACAGAAAACCCCGAAGCCTACAAAGAATTTACCGGTTCTTCCGGAAACTAATTAAAGAAAGAGGTTTTTATTATGGCTAATCAGACTACTAAAATTGCAGACCTTATCAATCCGCAGGTTATGGCAGATATGATTTCTGCAAAAATTCAGAAGAAGATTGTTGTTGCACCTTTCGCAAAGATTGACACCACACTTGTTGGTGTTCCCGGCAACACAATCACTGTTCCGAAGTACGGCTACATCGGCGATGCAGAAGATGTTGCAGAGGGTGTTGCAGCCGGTACAGTTAAACTTTCGACAAGTTCTACCACTGTAACTGTTAAAAAGGCAATGAAGGCGGTTGAACTTACCGATGAAGCAATCCTTTCCGGCTATGGCAACCCTGTTGGTGAAACCAATAATCAGTTGGCAAAGGCGGTTGCAGCAAAGGTTGATAATGATGCAATGGATGCCCTTCAGGAAGCAACCCTTATCTATGATGGTTCTGCTGCTGGAATTTCTTACAATGCTATTGTAGATGCGGTTGATCTCTTTGATGAGGAAGTAAACAGCGAAAAGGTTATGTTTATTAACCCGAAGCAGGTCACTGTTCTTCGCAAAGATTCAAACTTCATTTCTGCTGATAAATACACCGGTCAGGTTATTCTTACCGGTGAAATTGGTATGATCGCAAACTGCCGAATCGTACCTTCTAAGAAAGTTCCTGTTGTTAAGGTCGGCGATTCTACTAAGGTAGATTGCTATGCTTGTCCTATCGTTAAACTTAACAACGATGCTGAAACGGAAGATGATGCTGCTGCACTTACCATCTACCTGAAGAAAGACACTTCGGTTGAAACCGAAAGAAACACCCTTGCAAGATTGACCGATGTTTCTGTTGATAAACATTACGCTGCTGCACTTACCAACGAAAGCAAAGTTGTTCTTGCAAAGATCAAGAAGTAATTGCCGACAGCCTAAATGGGGGTTATGCCTAAACGGTGTAACCCCTGTTTTTATTTTATGAAAGAAGGTGTAAATATGATTGTTTCTGTTTCGGAATTGATGCAAATGCCTGAATTCACAGGAATATCAGTTGACACATTGAAACGGAAACTGAACGGCATTGAGGATTTAGTGAGAGCATACACCAACAACAATTTTCAAAACCGAATGAAAAGGTTTTCTGCACCTTCTTCTGATTCAGTCCTTTGTGATTGGTGCAAATTGCTGAAGGTCGGTGACACAGTTCAAATATCTGAATCTATCAATGATGGCTTATATGTAATCACCAATATAAACAAGGTGAACAAAACCACAACCCTTGATATGGACTTGATAGATAACGGTCACAATCTTGTTACCAAGATTGAATATCCGGATGCCATTGTTGAAGGTGTTGTCAATCTAATGGTTTGGGAAGTGCAGAACAGACAGAAGGTTGGTATTCAGTCTGAAACACTTTCAAGACATTCTGTGACCTATTTTGCACAGGATGCGAACAACCAAGTGATGGGTTATCCGGTGTCCCTACTTGGCTTTTTGAAACCATACATCAAGGCAAGGTTCTAATATGATTGGTGGAAACACTCTTGCCCTATTCCAAATCAAAGACGGTGGAAAGAAAAATGCTATTGGTGAAAGGGAACACAAATGGATTGATGTTGCATCATCCAAAGGATGGCTTGACTTGTCCGATGGTGAATCAAAATATACAACCTACAATGCGAAAATCCAAGAATCCACACACATTTTTCTTTGCGATTATCAAACTTTCAAAGGTTTGTCCGGTGAATGGGTATGGGACACATTGAACTTTATCAGCGGTGAAATATCAACCTTAACATCGGATAAAAAGGTTGATGTCACAAGCGAAAATGCAAGAATGTTGATTGATGGACTTATCTATCAAATTATGCTGATTGATGACCCAATGAATTTGCATCAACACCTTGAAATTTATCTGAAATTTGTTGGTGGTCAAAATGGCTGAAATCAAATTTCAAGATAACAGGGTTCAATGTAAAAATGAATTGGGTGATGCAATGATTGCCTTTCTGCACGAAATAGGCGGTGAATTTGTTTCCCAAACAGCAAGAAACAGTAGGGTCAGAACCGGTCAGACAAAAGGTTCTTGGGACTATACAGTGGATGAAACTGCTTTTCAGGTCACCATTGGTTCACCTCTTGAAAATGCTATTTGGGAAGAATTTGGAACAGGTGAATATGCTTTGAATGGTAACGGTCGCAAAGGCGGTTGGTACTATGTTGATGAAATGGGGAACGGTCATTTCACACACGGTAAAACACCAAACAGGGCATTGTGGAATGCCTTCCAAACATTAAAACCGTCAATTCAAGCTGCAATGGAAGAAAAATTGAAAGGAATAAATTAATATGGAAGATGTTCTTGCAGTGGTCAATGACCAATTACAAAAACTTGGTCTGAATTATGAATTTGGGTCAATGACAGAATCACCGCCTAAATATCCATATTGGGTTGGTGAGTATTCAGAGCCGGAAGGAATGACGGAAGATGGAAAAGAAGAACCCACAGTCATTCTGACAGGCTTTTCAAGAGGGAAACACATCACCCTTGAACAACAAAAATCCATAATCAAAGACCATTTCAGACACGGTGTTTCTGTTATGACAGAAAACGGTTCTGCGGTGGTCATTTTTTATGGTGGTTCACTTCCCATTCTCCTTGAAGAAGGGGATTTGAAGAAGTGTCAAGTGAATTTAACAATCAAATCTTGGAAAGGAAATTGATGAAATATGGCATACGAAGAATTAAAAAATCACGGTGTAACGGAAAGCACACCGAAAAACATTCTACTTGGTGCAGGTACACTTCACAAGGGCTTCAAATTTGACAAGCAGACAAAGAAATGGAATTTTGCAGAATCTCTTGTTGGTGCAACTTCCGGTGGTAACAAGTTGAGCATTATCCCGGAAATCAAGACTGTTGAAGTTGATGGTGCTTTGGTTAAAGTCAAAGGACTTGATTTCAAGACAGGCGAAGTTGCAAAACTTGAAACCAACCTTGTTGAAATTACACCTGAACTGCTCAAAACAACTGTTATTGGCAAATTGGTTGAATCTAATGTTGAAGGTTACAACCTGATTGAATCCAAGGCAGACATTGAAGTAGGTGACTACTATGAAAACCTTGCTTTTGTCGGAAAGAAAACTGATGGTACACCCATCATCATCATTCTTGACAATGCCCTTTGCACAACCGGTTTTGAAGGTGAAGCAAAGAACAAGGAAAACACTGTGGTGAAGGTAACATTTGAATGTTATCAGAATGTTGATGGTGACCTTGCAAAGTTACCTTATCACATCTATTATCCCAAAACTGAAACTAAAACCGCAAAAACTACACAGACAAACGGCTAAAGAAAGGAATTTTGAACAATGAATGAAATAATTGAAAAAACTGAACAGGTCACTGAAACTGTAAAACCTTATACCTTCAGAACCCTTTGTGCAACTGACATTGCACCAATGTGTTCGATTATCGGCAAAATCGGAATCAATAACTTCACCAAGTGTTTCAATTCTGATGAACTTCTTGATTTGTTCGATAAAAACAAGGGTGTCAAGAATTTGACGAACCTTGCCGGAATGACTATTGCCTTTGAAATGGCAAATACCATCATTCAGAACATCCCCCATTGTGAAAAAGAAATCTTTGACCTCCTTGCAAGTGTCAGTGGTCTGAAGGCATCTGAAATCAAGGCTTTTGGTCTTGCCACCTTCACCGAAATGGTCATTGACTTTGTGAAAAAAGAAGAATTCAAGGATTTTTTCAAGGTTGTTTCAAAATTGTTCAACTAACAATCATCAAGTGGATGGACTTGCTATTCAGAAGATATGCAAGTCCATTCTTACTTGTTGACCAAATGTTGCTGACCGGACAATTTTCTGAATTTGTAACAGAAATCTTTGATTATGACACGGATGACAGGTTGTGGAACATCTTCTTGCACAAAGTAGATGGTCAAACTTCTTTCAATGATTGGAAAGCAAGCATTGGTCTTGGTCAGAACAGTAACACAGAAATGACGAAGAACGAAATTGAAACAACTATCAATGATTCGTTTGATATATTGAACGGTTTTGAACCTACATCATAAGAAAGGGGGTGCAACCTTTGGAACTGTTCAAATTATTTGGAACTATTGCAGTCAATAATTCTGAAGCAAATCAAGGAATTGATGAAACAACCGACAAAGCGGAAGATGCTGCCGGAAAAGTAAAAGACCTTGGTGATGAAGGTGACAGAACTGAAGGAAAACTTGGAAAGGCATTTTCCAAGATGGGTTCTGCTGCTGTTGCAGTTGGAAAGACAATTGCAACCGGACTTGCAGTTGCAAGCACCGCTGTTGTTGCGGTTGGAAAGGCTGCAATTTCTTCTTATGCTGACTATGAACAGTTGGTTGGCGGTGTTGAAACCCTTTTTGATGAAAGTTCTGCAACGGTTATTGCAAATGCACAAAATGCCTACAAAACAGCAGGTATGTCAGCAAATGAATATATGGAAACAGTCACATCTTTTTCCGCTTCTTTGCTGCAATCTTTAGGTGGTGACACCAAAGCTGCTGCCGACAAAGCAGATATGGCAATCACCGATATGTCTGATAATGCAAACAAGATGGGTACAAGTATTGAAATGATACAAAATGCCTATAACGGTTTTGCAAAACAAAACTATACAATGCTTGATAACCTAAAACTTGGTTATGGTGGCACAAATGAAGAAATGCAAAGACTTCTTGACGATGCTTCTAAACTATCAGGCATTGAATATGATATTTCTTCCTATTCGGACATTGTTGATGCAATTCATATTGTTCAAAATGAAATGGGCATCACCGGAACAACTGCAAAAGAAGCAAGTTCCACCATTTCCGGTTCTTTAGCATCTGCAAAAGCATCTTGGCAAAATCTTTTGACAGGGATTGCAGACGGAAATCAGGATGTTGGTGGTCTGATAACCCAATTCTTTGATTCCATTGTGACAGTTGCAGACAACATTGTTCCAAGAATAGCACAGGTGATGGGAACATTACCACAACTTATTACAGACCTTGTCCCAAAGCTGCTGACAAAGGTTTCTGAACTGATTGACATCCTTCTTCCTGTTGTAGTTGATGGTGCAGTATCACTTCTGAATGCAATTGTGCAAGTGCTTCCACAATTGGTGACTTCAATATTGAATGCTTTACCTGCCTTAATCAGTGGTATTGAACAAGTCTTTTATGCCATAGTGGATGCCCTTCCGCAGTTGATGACAGTTATTTGCGAAGCATTACCGGTTTTGATTCCGCAGTTAGTGGATGCCCTTGTGAATATGATTGTTTACTTGGCAACCCACATTGCAGAAATTATTCAACCTTTGATTGACAACCTTCCCGAAATCATCATTGCCATTGTGAATGCTCTGATGGATAATCTTCCGGCATTGATTGAAGGGGCGGTTCAGTTGGTAATTGGTATTGTCCAAGCAATTCCGCAGATTATTATGGCATTGATTGAAGCACTTCCAACCGTCATTCAATCCATTTTGGAAGGTCTTTGGAATGCCCTTCCATTATTGCTTGAAGGCATTATCAGTATAGTTGGTGAAATCGGCACTGCAATTTGGGACATTCTTTCCGGATTCTTCACTGCACTTGGTGAATGGTTCGGTGGTTTGTGGGAAAGCATCAAGACTATATTTGCACCGGTTGTTGAATGGTTTGGAAATCTATTCAGTACAATTTGGAATTCTATTGTCAGCGTTTTTTCCACTGTCGGAAGTTGGGTATATGACAACATTATTGCACCTGTTGCAAACTTTTTCAAAGGACTTTGGGAAGGTATTGTTTCTGCATTCCATACAGTGATTGACCCTTGGATTGAAATAATCAAGAGGGCAGCAACACTTGTCTATAATACCATCATAGTCCCTATTAAAAACTTTTTTACAGACTTGTGGAATAGTATTGTAGGCATATTCAGTAAAGTTTCAGGTTGGTTTACTGATAATATTGCTACACCTATAAAGAACATCTTTTCAAACATTTGGAATGCTATGAAAAATGGTGCATCCAACGCTTGGGAAGGTATCAAATCCGTGTTCAGCAAGGTCGCAGATTGGTTCAAAAACATCTTTTCAAAGGCTTGGCAAGCAGTTAAAAATGTATTTTCCACAGGCGGTAAAATCTTTGATGGCATCAAAGATGGAATTGTGAATGCTTTTAAGACTGTTGTGAATGCAATCATCAGGGGCATCAATAAGGTCATCAAAGTTCCTTTTGACGGTATCAATTGGGCATTGGAAAAAATCAGAGGAATCAACATTCTTGGTGTTGAACCTTTTGGATGGATTTCAACCATAAATACACCGCAGATTCCTGAACTTGAAAAAGGCGGTGTCCTGAAAAAAGGTCAGGTTGGTTTGCTTGAAGGTAAAGGTGATGAAGCGGTTGTTCCTCTTGAAAAGAATACCGGTTGGATTCGTAATGTTGCAACACAGATTCACGATTTTGTCATTGAAACAAAGAACAACCCAAAAGACATTGCCGGAAATATTTCTTCCACAGGTTTGTTGACTGCTCTGAAAGCTGAAGTCAGTGACAGAATCAGAAATCTTGAAGAAACTATTACAAATCTGATTGATATGCTGAAAGAGTTCTTCCCTGAACTACTTGAAGCGTTTGATGTGACTGTTGTTCTTGATGATGGAACGATAGTTGCAAGGCTTACACCTAAAATTGACCGTGAACTTGGTAAAATTCAAAGAAGAAAGGAATGGGGATAATCTATGGATGGTGTAACATTTGGAACAAAACATTCTTATAGGGATTTTGGTCTGATTTTATCATCCAAAGATATTTCCCTTCCTAAACCTAAAACAAAAACAGTTGAAGTCCCCGGTGCCGATGGTGTTCTTGATTTGACAGAAGTATTGACTGATGACATCAAATATCAAAACAGACCTTTGTCTTTCAATTTCACAGTTGTTGACCCAATGGCATCTTGGTCAGCGGTTCTTTCAGAAGTTACCAATTACCTTCACGGTAGAAAAATGCGAATTTATATGGATTGGGATAGAAACTACTACTATGAAGGTAGATGCACGGTAAACAAATTCAAATCCAATAAAAGAACTGCATCAATTGTTGTTGATTGTGATTGCAACCCATATAAGGTTGAAAAGAATTCAGCATCAGACCCTTGGATGTGGGACACTTTCAGTTTTGTTGATGGCATCATTTACCTAAACAAAACAACTGTCAGCGGTGTAAAAACTGTTACACTGATAAACAGAAGAAAAATTGTTTCCCCTACATTCACCTGTTCTGCTGCTATGACTGCAACCTTCAATGATGTGACCTACAATCTGCCAAAAGGAACAACCACAGTTCTTGATATTAGACTTCAGAAAGGTGAAAATATCATCACCTTCAAAGGAACAGGGACAGTTCAGATTGATTACAAAGGGGGTTCACTATAATGTATCAAGTATATTGTGATGGATTCCCCATCCACGATTTAAGAAGTGAAGAATTGGTGCTGAACAATAATCCTTCTGTCACATTAGCGGATAATGATTCAGGGTCTTTTCAATTTACGATTTCACCAAAGCATCCACACTATAATGACATCAAAAAGTTGAAGTCTGAAATCACCGTTCTTCATAATGGAGTTGAAATTTTTTGTGGCAGACCCACAGAAGAAGAAAAGGACTTTTACAATAACAAACGATTTTTCTGCAAAGGTGAATTGAATTATTTGGCTGATTCGATTCAAAGACCGGCTGAATATCACAACAAAACAGTCAGGGGTTTCCTTGAAGCACTTGTGGAAATTCATAATGCACAGGTTATTGAAGGGAATGTGGCAATTACTTTCAATGCAAACTGCAAAGGTGAATCTGCAAACTTTGACTATTTAGAATTGTATTATGTTCAGAATGGCAAAGTATTCAAAGCATTGTCACGATACAGAGCAGACAACCTTGCCGGAAGAACCTTTGTTGTTCCTACATTAGACTTTTATGTGTATTGGCATTCAGACGGAAGTGTGAACAATTTCTATGGATTTAGCATTGATTCTGCGACAATGACAGATGAAGCAGCTTTAATCGGAACTGAAGTTTCATCCCTTCCGGCATACAATGCTGTTCAAACTTCTAACATAACCGCTGTTCAGACTGCCCACAATCCATATTTGAACACATCAAATCTGTTATGGCATTATACCCACACTGTACCTGATAACTTTGTTGGAAAGAAAACCTTCAAAGTTGGTGCAGTCACAGTGGTTGACAGTAATGATTCCCTTTACAGATATACCAATTATGAAAATACATTAGATTGCATCAAAGAAAAATTAGTCAAAAGACTTGGTGGTCATATTCGTATCAGAAAAGCGAATGGTATCAAATATCTTGACTATTTGGCTGATTATCCGGTTACAAGTGACCAAGTGATTGAATTTGGAAGAAACCTTCTTGATTTCAGTCAAACACTTGATGCACAGGACATTGCGACTGCAATCATCCCCCTTGGTGCAAAACTTGAAGAAAGTACCATTGAAGCACTTGATGAAAGACTGACAATCAAATCTGTGAACAATGACTGTGATTTCATCTTCAATCAGGCAGCGGTTGACACCTTTGGATGGGTATTCAAAACCGTTACCTTTGATGCGGTCACTGTTCCATCCAATCTGAAAAGAAAGGGTGAAGAATACCTTTCAAGTGTTCAGTTTGAATCCCTTGTCCTTGATGTGACAGCAGTGGATTTGAATAATGTGAATGTAGATATATCAAGAATCCATCTTCTTGATAGGGTCAGGGTAAAGTCTGAACCGCACGGTCTTGACAGTTTCTTCCCTGTAACAAAACTGATAATTTCCCTTGAAAAACCGGAAAGTGACAAGATTGTTCTTGGAAGTGAAAATGCAAAAGTCACAATGACCGGTTCAAACAGTTCAACAAAAACTGACATTATGGAACGAATTGAAAACATTCCTTCTGAAAGTTCCATTTTGAAAGAAGCAATTGACAATGCAGCCGCCCTGATAAATTCTGCAACACACGGATTTGTGGTGACAACTGCAAATGAACAATTGATTATGGATACCAATGATACGGAAACCGCATCAAAGGTGTGGCGGTGGAATTTGTACGGTCTTGGTTATTCAAATACCGGTTACAAAGGCACATACACCACAGCAATCACAATGGATGGTCAGATTGTTGGTGAAAGATTAGTTGGTGGCTCTGTTTCTGCTGAAAAGTTATCTGTTGAATATAAGTATTCGGTTGAAAGAGCAATTGAACTTGCAAAAACAAATGCAAATGATGCAACGGATAACAAGTTGAAATCTTATTACACCAAAACACAGGTTACCACTGCAATTAAAAACAGTGCTGATTCTGTTTTGATTTCAGCAAAAGAAGAAGCAGTTGAATATACTGACAGCCGTCTGACCGCATACGCAACCAAGGCTGAAATCAAGGTTAAAACTGACAGCATTGAAAGCACGGTTTCCAAAAAATTAAATTCTTCTGAATTTACAACCAAATTAACACAAAATTATTCTTATGTCAGAATTGCTTGGAACAAGTGTTCACAATACATTCAGTTTGAAAATTCTTCTTTGAATATCTATGACTACAATAATTATAAATTGATGTCATTAAATTCAAGCGGTTCTTGGTTTTACAGGGAAGGTTCAACTATTGGAATGATAGGAACAAGTCAGTGGTCAGATGACAGTAGTTATAAAGGACTTGTTTTTGAGCTTGAAAACACTGCATCCTATATGTGTTGGGCAGCAAAAGACAGTAATAATGCAAGTTCTTATACCGTTAAACTTATTTATCATCATAAAACTTCTAAAGCAAAAAAAGGACTTCACTTTAGTTGTGATACTTATGCTGATAGTTGTTTGTATCTGACGGATTCAGACCGTTTTCTTGCTTGGTCAAGCGGTGGTTGTGGTTATAACGGTGAAATGAGTTGGGTAAACAAATCAAATAATACCGCTGTTGCTGTCAACGGTGTTTCAAAAAAGTTTACTATTTACAACGGTGTTTCAATTGATTTTTATTCTAATCTTGATATGCACGGATATTCTATCAAGAATCAGTCAGATGCAAGGATGAAGAAAGACATTCATCCAACAGGTGTGAAAGCATTGGAAATCTTAAATGCAATTGACTTGAAAGAATTCAAATGGGTTCAAACAGATGAATTTGAACCTATTGGAATCATTGCACAGCAGCTTCAGCTAATTGCCCCCGAATTGGTCACGGAAGAAAAGGATGGTCATTTGTCGATTCAAACAACCAAGTTTATTTTTTATCTTATCAAAGCGGTTCAAGAACTGTCAGGTGATAATTATGAAAAAGTTTCTTGGGTTGACCCATTCACTTTAGTTGAGAAGAAAGCATTTTGTGCAAAATTAAATCAAGAAAGTGCAACACCTGAAGAAAAGGTTGTTGAACCAATAAAAATACCTATCAGAAAGTGAGGATTTACAGATGGCAAACGAAAAGAAAAATGTTCCGTTATCTGTGATAATGGAAGAAGCAAAGAAGGGGTATATTGAAGGAATTCAAAAGGTTAATGAAAAATTTAACCTTCCGGCATTCCTTGCTGAACCAATACTTTCTGGCATTCTTGCTGATATTCGTCAACAGAAAAATATTGAACTTGCAAATGACTATGCTTCATTGCAAAGTGCAGAGCAAGACCCCAAAAAGGAAGGTGAAGAATAATGGCAGACATCAAACCCTATACTGACCAAATTAAAAATGCGGTTTACGGTGAGGAAGTCCGGGATTCCATTGTTTCTGCTTTGGAAAAAGTAAATGATGACAATGAATCATATCAGAACATAAAGGATGAAATCACCGCTGACAAGACACACATTGATGCACAGGTCGAAGAATTTGGTGATATGGTTACTGAAGCACAGACAACTAAAACCGCATTGGATTCTTCTGTTCAGGCTGCAAACACAGCAAAATCCAATGTTCAAAGTGCAACCACTGCTGCTAACACCGCAAAGACAAACTTGCAAACGGCAACCACGGCAGCGAACACGGCAAAGACTGCCTTGGAACAGGCAACAGCAGACGCAAACACAGCAATCACAAATGCGAATACTGCAAAAAATCAGTTAAACACAGCAATCATAAATGCGAATACTGCAAAATCAAACTTGGATTCTGCCAAGACTGCTGCTGACAATGCACTTTCTGCATTGAATACTGCAATCAATCAGGCAGCAACATCCAAAGGAAACCTTGACACAACTATTGCAAGTGCGAACACTGCTAAAAGTCAACTTCAGGCAGTCATTGACAGTTCTGAAACAGCAAAAAGCAACCTTTCCACTGTCATTGCATCTGCAACTGAAATCAACACCACTTTGTCTGCAACCATTCAAACCGGCACAGAATTAAACACATCATTGGCATCACAGAACAGTCAAGCACTTGCGAATATCGCAAATCTGTCTGATGAAAACTTCAAAGCAGATGAAATCTTGACAGGTGTGGATGACATCAAAGCATATCTTGGTTACACTGATGAAGATATTGCAGGAATCTGTGTTGACTATCAGAACAAGACCTTCAAAAGACTTGCAGGTGCTTATGATAAACAAGCAGGTACAGATTTTGATGTGTTCGCAATGTTCGGTGGTAGAAAAAGGTGCAATGTTTCTGATGATGGAACAATTGTGGCATATTACGGTGATGAAGATTATGCAGAAGATGGTTCAATGGGGCAGGTTATGGTTTATCAACCTGCATTCTATTACAAGGTTGTTCCGCTTGTATATGACAAGAACACCACAACTGGCATTGGCTATCATTTACGCAAAGCAAATTATTATGTCAGCACAAGACCAAAGACCGGATTCAAACTTCACCCTGCATTCTATGATGTAAACGGCAATGCAGTTGATTATATTCTTCTATCTGCTTATGAAGGCAGTATGTATGATGTATCAGGCACAGTTTATGTCAATGACGGTGTTGACACTGATACCGCAATTGAAACCGGTGACCTGCTCTGCTCAGTTGCAGGAAAGAAACCGATTTCCGGACTGAAAAAGGCTTTGACAAAAGCAAATCTTGAATTGATGGCACAGAATAGGGGTGCAAATTGGCATCTTGAAAATATCAAGGCTGCTTCTGCAAATCAACTTCTGATGATAATTGAACTTGGAACGATGAACACCCAAACCGCTATTGGTCAGGGTGTTGTTTCAATTTTAGACAATTCAGCATACAACTGTACATCACTTACCGGGTCAACCGCCTCTATTGGCAATGGCACCGGACAGGCAACCGAAACCACAAATGAAATTAGTGGAACTGAAACGGCATACACCACATCCGGAAAACTTGCTGTTACATACAGAGGTGTTGAAAATCCTTGGGGTAATATTTGGAAACACATTCAGGGCATCAACATTTGGGGTAACGGCTCTATGGGTGGCGGTCAACCCTATGTTGCAGAAGGCTTCACATATAATGAATCCAAGAACACTGACCCATATCACCCTGTTGGATTTACCCTTGCAAACGCAAGCGGTTATGTCAATGCAATGGGTTATGGTTCAGAAGAATATGATTGGTTGTTTATGCCTTCAGAAATCGGTGGTTCGTCTGCACTTCCTGTTGGTGATTACTTCTATATTACAGCAAATTTGAACGATTACCGTATCGCCCTATTGGGCGGTGTTTGGAATTATGGCAGTACTGCGGGCGGTTTCTCTTGGCGTTGTGCTTACGGTGTCAGTTTTCGTGGTCGGTCTATCGGCGGTCGCTTGGTGTATGTACCAACCGCAACTGTATAAATAAAAATATGGGCAAGCAAACGGTGATATGTATTACATTACACCTTGCACAAAAAGCATTTAATCACCCAATTAGGCAGTAATTGGAATAATGGCAGTAATGCAGGCAGTTTCTATTGGAATTGTAATAACAGTGTCAGTAATCGTAATCGGAATATCAGCGGTCACTTAGTAAATGCACATAAAACCTATTGTTGTGATATTGCTTGCCCTGCCCCTTGGCAAAACATAAAAATTGCTTTTAACTGTGTTGGTAGGTGCTGATGTTATTGAATCACACCTTGTTAAGAAAAAAGCACTTGCAAGAATTTTAAGGTGAAGATGGTTGCAATAAATAAGAAAAGGTTGAACGGAAAATCACTAACCTATTTAGAATGGTGTTCAATTAATTCTTATAAAGGGTGGTTGAAGCACTGCGACAGTTACCGATTACAGATAAAATATTTGAAGTCATTAGAACAGTATGCTGATAACTACTACAATCAAAATATCAAAATGAAAGGGTGATTATTATGGTTGATTATGGAATTGTCAGAAGTACGGTCAAGCCGGAAGAAAAGGTGATTGATGAATTCAGTGTGTGGGTAAACACTGATATTTCAGAAATTGAAGTGTCACACGAAGATGACACCCACACTGAATTTGAATATCATCAAGTTCAGTATTCTAAAGATGAATACATCAAGATGATTGATGAAAGGAATGCAGCTTTGGAAACACAGGTCACTGACACACAGATTGCCTTGTGTGATGTTTATGAAATGATACTTTAAGCGGAAAGGAAGATAAATATGGCAAAAGTATATGCAGACCTTATCAAGAAGGGCATCAAAACAATTGATGATGTTCCTAAAAATTTGAAAAATGATGTTCAGAAAATCTTGGATGGTGAAGGTTGATGTTAATCAACTTTATCATAAAAATATTATTTAGAAAGGATGAAGAACAAATGGCAGTAGTTTATGCAACCCTTATTGTCAAGGGAAAGAAAACCTTTGGTGCCGTTCCCGAAAGAATCAAGGAACAGGTGAAGCAGGTGTTGATTGACCTTGAATGTGCGGATTTGGTCACAGAATAAACGCACAGCAGCCTTTTAAGGCTTTGGGTATGGAATTATACCCTAACAAATTAAATGCCCTTGTAGGTCGATTCTGATGGCTTACAAGGGCATTCCATTTTCAAAAGAAAGTTGGTGGTTAAAGATTGAAAGAGTTTCTTGTGCAAACCTACACAGTTGCATTGCCCATTGTGCTGACTGCTCTGATGGGATATATTGTGTGGCTTCTGAAAAATCAGAAGAAAGACCGAAGTGCAAACAGCAAAGGAACAATGCTTCTTTTGCGTGTGCAGCTTATTGAATATCACGATAAATATACCACCCTCGGTGAAATTCCAAGTTATGCTTATGAAAATTTTATGGAAATGTATCAAGCATATCACGAATTAGGGGGGAATGGTATGGTGACAAAAATGAAACAGGAAATTGAGGAACTACACCTTAAAAATAAAAAGAGCGAATGA